TCTGGCTGTGTGTTTGTTCTGGATTTTGAGAGGATCAATTACCCTGATCCCTCTTTATTTCCCGACAACATAAGTTTCAGTTATGAACAATCCGTCGTTGCATTTAAACCTTAGGGTTTCACCTACTTTCGATGGAGATGTGACTACTGTGGGGGTAGTGCAGTTGTGGAGGATGACGATGATGGTTAACAGGGAAAAGCGCGTTGTGGATGTCAAGCTCACTCGCTCCAAGCGCGCTGTCAAGAATGAGATCCCCACCTTTTTCAAGGAACCACTTCGGCAACGCTTTGGCTACGGTTATGAAGGTAGTCATGCTGATATTGATGGCGAGTTAGAGGAACCTCACGCCACATTCATCGCCAACACCCTTTCGGTGGCCGTTTCGCGCGCCGCCGGTGCGATGTTTGAGGACGCTTACGGAGTTGAGGTTGCTCTCCACTTAGAGGTTGAGGCCGGTACTGGGCTCAACGTTCGACCTCTTAGTGTCGATACTGTGCTTGAAATGTCGCTTGATGATCCTTTTGGATTCGGGCGGACTGCGGTCTACGATACACTTGATTCTCTTAGTGACCGTGGATTTCCGCCTGATGTTAACAGCCTTGAGAGTGATGCTGATGGTGATACGAAGTGGGAGCCAGCTCAGGAAGGTTCCGAGGTGCACGGCGATGTGCGCTTTGGCACAGGGGGAGCCCCCGAGGCATACCCCGGCATTGACTTTCTTGAGCCTGCCCAGTTCCCCGAGGAACATAGCGTTCATGATGCAGAGTTGGCTTTTGGTACGGCGCCCAATGATAAATATGAGGCACTCGCGGCTGCTATTCAGCGCGGAAAGCGTCATGGGCCCGTACTCGTGATTGGTGATCACCCAGGAACTCTTGCTCGCGCTCTTGTCTCTCGCGGTATTGATGTGGTCGGGGTAGATCCTCGGAATCGAGAGGAAGACCACCCGGGCGGGCAGCGCTTCGGCAGGCGACGCTTAATCAACGCTGAATTGCGTGTGGGCGATCTCCCTTCTCTGTTAACCAGCACCGTTTGGGGTGCTGTTGTTTCCGACACCACGAACGACGGTGAGGCCGCTGACGTCTCAACAGCCCGTAACCTTGCGTTTTGCCGCGCTTTTAGGGAATTGGGCTGTGACAGACTTTACGCGCAGACAAGGTCCGCACCGCTCGTGGATGGTATTTATGATGCTCTACGGTTACCGGGGCATAGTCGACAAGGATGCGAGCTGTACGTGAAGCTCGGTATTGACAAGAAACTTGATCCTTGTTGCTATAGTCGCGTAGAACGGAAAAACAACCGCGCCACGTTTTACCTTCCCGTTGGTGGGGGGGTCTCCAGGCACGTCTGGGACAAATTCTTCGTGCCTGTGGACCGTAACAAAACCACCAAAACGTTTCAGCTCGATGACAATAATTGGTATCATTTTGTCGTCTCTAGGTTTTTCCTCGAAGCTGAAACTCATCGTAAGGGTTGGGTTGATAAAGCGATCTACGATGCACGTTCCCCTCTGGAGCTTTATGCAAATTTAGTGGAATATTATGGTTTGGATGACAACCGCAGGAGCGATCTTCGCTCGCTGTTCGAGGGACAGCGCGCAACCCTAGTCGGAGGGGTCGCGCGTGGGTTGCTCGAAAGGGTGCCAACCATGCGCCATGTCATGGGACAGCGCTATTCTGCTCTTGCTAATCTTTGCGTCACTCCCGATTTCGGCACTGACGGCTCTGTCGTTGATCTGTTCTCTGATCCGCGGGCCGGGATTTTGCTTAGGGGGCTTTCTGAGCTAAGACAAGTTCTGGACTATGATCCTATGATTGCTCGTTATCATAGGGTCTTGCCTTATGAATCTATGTCCGTGTTGGCTTCGCGAACCATGTTCGTTTTGCTGCATCACTATGTCTTGGCGGTACGCAATGTTATTGGTAAGCCGATCCACACCTGGGAACTTCAGTGGTTACTTTGGACGCTATCGGTCAATGGGAATCGGTCTGAAAAGATTGCCTATGTTCTAACCAAGCTGGGCAATGTTTTCTTCCGTGCTCCCACCGGTCGCAGAGCCGCTAAGGTTTCTCAGGCTCGGCCTGTCTTGGATGGTTTTCTCGGCAGATTGGACGACCTCCGCATGCGTGCGGCGTATGTCGAGTTTGACCAGCCTTTCGGAGCTAAGGTTGCGAAAGGTTCCATCGCTATTGTCAGGAGAGCACGAGAAGCTGGTGGGTCCGAACGATCATATGGATCTCGGGTTAGGGGTAGCATGGCTCCTCCGCCTGCACCGTCTGTTACGGGTACGGCGCGCAGTGTCGGTCATTCGCGTGGTGGGTTTTCCTTTTCTGGTTTAGGTGGTCAATTTTAGTTGTTCCTTGTATGTATGAAACGCCGTGCGGCTCGTTTGTCCAATGACGGGCACTCGATGTCAATCAAATCTTATCTTTAAACGCCAACAGAAATATACCGGTTTTATTGGACTGGGGGCAAAAAAAAAAAAAAAAAAAAAAA